TTGGACGCTATGCTTTGGTGACGCCTGACTTTTTAGGCTTACTGCTCAAATCGCCTGAGTTTATCAAGGCGAGCGATTTAGGCGACGCCGTTGTTCAAACAGGTGCTATCGGCAAGATCGCAGGCTTCTCGGTATTCGAGTTCAACGATAATACCCCGAACCTGCGCTGCATCTGCGGGCATCCTGGCTGGTCAACACGCGTAAAGGAATGGAGTGTTCCGATTGCGATTAACAACTTGGGCAACCAGTTTATTGGTGCCAGTGCGGTGCAAGGGCGCCTGGTCTACGGACACAAGCTGACAAAGCCGTTGACTGTGCGTATCATTTACTCACCTGGGGAATTGGAAGCCAGCCTTGCTCAAGGTTCAACTGAAGGCAAAACAAAAGTTGTTTGTACGGCTCCAACTGGCACGGCAAAATATCGTGTAAAGCCAGCGACCCGTGTGGTCTATGACCAGAGCGATTCTGGCTTTACGGCAATTGCAACTGAATTTTCACCATCTGTTGGCGATATTGTCGAAGTGGTTGACTTTGTGAGCTCCAAAGCTGCATCGGTTTGCTATCTGACCGTCACCGCTGACGTCATCAAACCAGCTGCATAAGAGTGATTAATGGGGCGGTGATTACATCGCCCCATCATGGTGATGACCATCGAGGTACATAATGGCTGCATTTGCGGATTACACATATTATCTTGACACTTATGGCGGGACGCTAATCCCTGCTGAGGCGTTCGAAAAAGCAATGCGTGATGCCAGCCGCGAGGTCAACCGATATACGTTAGAGCGAGCTGAAGCCGTGCTTGCCGCTAATTCTGACCTTAGCCTAATTGAGAAAATCAAGTTTGCCGCATGTGCGGTAGCTGAAGTGATTTACCAATATGGTAATCAGATAATGGGAAGGCGCGATATTGCCAGCGAGAGTGTGGGGGATCATTCTGTAAGCTACTTATCCACAGACCAGTTACGAGCCAACGAAGTGCACGCTATAACAGAGACGATTAATGGCTACTTGGGCTTGACTGGCCTGATGTTTTTGGGGTGAGCAGATGATAACGCCACATAGCATGACTTGGTATGAGGGCAATAACGTGAACAATGTAATGGTATATACGCGTCATGAAGTGCCAGAGGTAATGTGGCAAGCCAGCAAGGCGGCTAACGTGATTAAATCGGGACTGCAGGAAGCTGACCGCGCTAATATTTGGGTGCCTTATAAGCTGCATGATGGTACTGACCGCGGGGATACGTTGAACTTCAAAGTTGGTGATTACTTAGTCAAGGGGATTGTATATGATGAAATCAATGCCACGTTCACAATTGCCAAGCTGCTGAAGAAGTATCCCAGCGCGGTCAAGATAACCAGTGTAGATGATAAGGATTACAGCTTGAGTGGCGAGAATTATGTGCGCTTAGGTGGTGGCTAATGGCAAAGCTCATGTATATCGAAACGCCACGTGGGTTTATCAAACAAAAGAAAACTAAGAATGGCACGATTACAACGGAACTCAAATGGAACCCAGGCTTTGCCCCTAAGCTAAATGCAAGCCATATCAGTGCGCAAGTTTACTTGGATAGTGAAGTGCTGCGTACATCGAACAAGTTTGCGCCGGTGGTTACTTCAATGCTGGTAAAAAGCGGCATCTTAGGAACTAAGCCTGGTGACGGTGAAGTGGCATGGATCGCGCCTTATGCTTGGTATCAGTACCACTTAGAGAACCGCAAGACCAGTCAGAATATAAATCCGAATGGCGGTCCTTATTGGTTTGAGCGCGCCTGGTCAGTTTATGGGCCGGCGATAAAACGAGGCGTGGAGAGCAAGATAAAGCGAGGCTTATGAGCGATATCAGCGCAATACAAAATTATTTACTGACCTATCAGAACTTAGAAGCTGACCGCCCGATATGGGTTGAGATGCTGCAGCCTGAGCCTACGGCTTACACGGTATTTTTAGTACCAGGTAAGCAGGTGATGGTTGACTTGGCTGGCAACAAGGTAGTGGAATATCCGTTTGGATTTGGCGCCACTGAGGCGCTTGACGAAAACTCAACTCTGCAAACTGCAGAGTTTTACGAGGAATTTGCCGACTGGTTAGAGAGCCAAAGTGAGGCGGGGATATTGCCCACAATGGATGCTGGCAAGACGGCAACTTGGATAGAGGCTCTGGACACGGCAACGATTATCCAAAGAGCTACGACCACAGGAGTTTTTCAGATCCTGTGTAAATTAACTTATGAACAAGTGAAAGGAAATTAATATGGCAACAAAAGCAAAACGCTCGAGTATTTGGCATTACCTGAAAACAGGGATGACAACTGACCCAACTCCATTGCCAATTTGGAACCGCTTAGGACTTACAGTTGAAAGTGGTGAAATTGCCTACAACCCAGAAACAGAAGAAACAACCGACATTACTTTAGATAGCAAGGTTACTGAGATTACAAGCTATAAGCGCTCATTTGCCGTAGAAGGCGTGGTATATCCTGGTGATGCGGTTTTTGATTACATCGACGGGCTGCGCACCAGCATGGCTGTGTTAGATGCACTCCATACTCAAATGGTGAATGTATGGGCTTATAAAGCACCGACTGGTGATCCTGAAGCCGCACTAAATCCAGCCCTTGCACAATGGCCGGCTGAACGTGTTGACGTGACCATTGGAATTGAGAGCATCGGCGGGGATGGCGCTTCAACAGCTAAAATCAAGTACACCATTTACGACATTAACACTCCCGTGGCTGGCTTCTTTGAACCTACCACCGGTGTGTTCACCGCAGGTGAGTATCAAGCCATACCAGTACCGGCGCCCTAAAAGAAATTAGATGCCCCCGCCTAAAAACGGGGGCAGAAAGGATAGCTTGTGGAGAAGCTCAATCTCTCAAAACGGGTTGAAATCGCAATTGACGGCGACCCAGAACGTGTCATTCGCTTTAATCCTGAAGATGTGCACTTGCGAGCGCGCCTGTTCGAATTTTCGCGCTTAGCCGCGCAAAAGGAAAAGGAAATCCAAGCTAAGGCTGCTGAAATTGAGGCGCTGAGTGGTGAAGACGAGAACGGCTTACCGAGCCAAGCGGCACCTACTGTGGCACTGATGGTTGAATATGCTGATTTCTTTATGGGACAGGTTGACGAAGTTTTCGGCGCTGGCACTGCTAAGAAAGTCTTTGCCGATGGCTTTGATTTTGAAAGTGCCACGATATTCTTACAGTATGTTATGGAGAAATTAAGTGGTACAAGCACACAGAAAATTGAGCAGCGCCTGACCAAAAAGAGTAGTAAAAAGGCAATGGAGTGAATATCCTTTTAGATGACCTGCCTGAAGCGATTGTAATTGACGGAAAAGAATATCCGATCAATTGGGATCACCGCACGGGTATTGACTGCATTCTGGATTTTGAGAGCCCAGAGCTAACGATAGAGGAAAAGGGCATCTTGCTGGTCAGGCGCTTATATAAGGAGCCTTTACCAGTAAATCTATCAGAAGCTATGCGCTTAGGCATCAAGTTCCTGAATGCTGGCAATGATAATGTTGAGGAAAATCCATTTGCTGACCATTACCGACTATATTCTTTTGAAAAGGACGCTGGTTTAATTTATGCTGCTTTCAGGCAAACGCATGGGATAGACCTACAAAAGGAACTGCTTCACTGGTGGGTATTTTTGGCTCTGTTCCAAGACCTGGGTGCAGATACTGCTTTCTGCTCATTAGTCAATTTACGTAGACGGGTAAAAAGTGGGCAAGCTACAAAAGAGGAGCGAGAGCATGCCATAAAAATGGGTGATGCTTTTGACCTGCCTGAAGTTGACGAGCTGCTGGAGCCTGAAGAGAATGAGAATGCTGAGATTTTTGCCAGATTAGCTGAACGAGGTATGTAATGGCTGGTTATGTAGGTGAAGTTAGAATAAGGACTTCAATAGACTCTAAGGGGGTCAATGCCGGTACAAAGCAAATTACCATGTTATTTAGGACAATGACGCAATCGATAAGCTCTGGTTCTATGAACATGTCTTCTATTGTAAATATGGCAACGAGTTCAATGGCCAGTGGTTGGACTATAGCTGGCGTTGCTATAGCAGCAGCAGTTGGCATGATTATTAAAAAGTTCGTTGAGTTAGCAAGCGAGGGCGTAAAAGTTGCGATGCAGATGGAGGCATCGCAAAAGAGTTTAGAGTTTCTAACTAAAGCTACGGGGCGCTCATTCCAAACAGCCAATAGTTTTATTCAGTCATTTATCCAAGATGGTTTAGTACCGGTCACCGATGCTTATGAAGCTTATAAGAATATGGTGGCACGCGGCTATACCACTGAACAAATTCAGCAAATGTTAACTGTAATGAAGGATGCTGCTGTTTATGGACGGCAAGCTGGCTATGAGATTGGTGAGGCGATTGTAAAGACCACGCAAGGCTTGCGCATGGAGAATAGCATTCTGACGGATAGCGTTGGCATCCAAAAGAATGTTGCTAAGATGTGGTATGAGTATGCAAAGTCTATTGGAACCACATCTGATAAGCTTACTGAGGCACAGAAGCGGCAAGCTGAATACAATGGCTTTATGGCTGAGGGCGGTATCTATGCTGGTGCAGCTGCTCAATATTCTGAGAACTATGCTGGGAATGTCGCGCAACTCAATGCTGCTTGGACGAACTTGAAATTAACATTGGGTAATCTGCTTATTCCTGTGTTAGATGCGATCATTCCCCATATTATTAATGTCATTAATTGGTTCACGACACTCTTTAATTATGCTGCCAGAGTGATCAATCTGTTATTTAATACCAGTATTCCGATAATTCAGGTTGGGCAGGCGGCGCAAGCTGCTGAAGCCAATGTAACAGAATCAGTTAATGCAGTAGAAAAATTAGGTACTCAAACTCAGGCAATGGGTCAGATAGCTGAAGCTGCTGGAAAAGGCTCAGCTAAGGCAATGGGCGTATTAGCTAAGCAGACAACAGAAGCAGGAGAAGCTTTTGCTAAAGGCGCTGGGGATATTGGCAATCAAATAATGCCGATAGAAGACATGACTAAAGATATGAGGGATATCGGTAAAGAGGCAGCGCCCATAAAAGATGTAGCCAAAGGCATGGAAAATTTGGCTGA